TGCCTGTACTTCCTGTGGAGCCAGTTGAGCCAGTCTTTCCTTGGCTGCCTGTAGCGCCTGTGGATCCTGTAATACTTTGTCCTGTTGCACCTGTAACACCTGCTGCTCCTTGAATACCTTGAGGACCAACTGGTCCTAATTCAATAACTTGATTTTCCTGAATAGCCACATTGTAAACATTTGTGGTTGTAGGAATTAAAACTGTTGAAATACTATTTACTGTGCTAGCCATTATTGCACCACGCTTGTCTGTACGACAAATGCGCCAGCAAGGATTTGATACACATTACCAGCGGTATCTGTGTAATTAATTGCATAGGTGTAATTTCCAGCAGGAAGATTATTTGCTTCTGTTTGTGTTGCTGTAAGAGTAAAAGTTACTTGGCCAAGGCCAGGGCTGATAACAGCCTTTCCATTGAAGGTGGATAGTTCCACAATAAGGTTGTTGCTTACATCGCGTACTTGCATGTCCGCGCTATATCCAGCAAGATTGACTGGAAGATTGCTAATGTTCCAAATAGGAGCAAGTGTAAAAGTTGTACCTTGAATAACAGTAATGTTGTATCTGCCTGGTGTCACTTTATCTCCTATGCTATCGTGGTTATGCAATAGCCATAACCGCCGTTTGTTAAAATATCAACTTCATTTTGAGTGATAACATATTCATGTCCACCCAAATAGCAGTAGTCTGCTGCTTGTGTTTCATCAACGCCAGGTGTACGCTCACGTACAATGGCTGTGCCATAGACAAGAATGCTGTCTCCGCGTGCAATTTTGTAACGCCAAAACAAACGACTAAAACCCGCTGGTGATTCATCAACCGTTGGGGCTTTAAAAATGTATGTCATGGCTTCCTTTCGTAAGCGTTGCCGCCTGCCCCCACGTGCGAGGGCAGGACAACAACTAGTTCAATTATGAACTGTGGATGCTTGAAGTTGATTCCAAACGAACCAATGCAGCGTCACGGTAACGGCTCCAGCCGAGTACACCGTACCAACCGATTGGACGGAAACGCATCAACTTGTCAACAATTGGTCCGAAGATAACGTGTGGCTCTTCGGCAACTGCTTCTGCAAGTGCTTGCTTACCAGCAACAAGTGTACGGAATACGCGTACTCCGCCTGTGCCGTATGTGTAACCAGATGTACCGAAGGTACCTGTGTTACCTGTTGCGCCTGTACCATCAGTTGTGTTGAACAAACGTGGTGATTCTACGAACATAGAACCTTCGTAAGTTCCGATGGTGCCTGGCCAGAATTCTGACGCACCATTCTCTGCATACTTATGGTCATCGCGCCATCCGCCTGCTCCAGTTTCGGAGCGAAGGTCATATGAAACTTCTGGGTGGATACCAGTCCAGTAGTATTCTCCTTGGCGTGGAACAGCCTTGTTCGCACGTAGTTTTGCAACTGCTGTACGAATCATTGCTGCTGAAATAACGTCTGTATTCTTGACAAGAGCCTGTGTGGTTCCGTTTGTGTATGAACCTGCATAGGTAGATACAATTGCGCCGTTTACCTTTGCAATTGCATTTGGTCCACCAACAAGGACGTTCAAAACGTTTGTGTCAAGTGAGTCAGCCATGTTGAAGGCGATGATGTCAGCAATTGCTGGATCAACGTCTGAGAGTGAGAACAACTCCAACTTACGTGTAGCAAGTGAAGCGTTTCCATATTCATTCAGGGAAACGGTGATAGGTGTTGTGTTGCCTAGGGCTACAGCATCTGGATCAACGTCTTCTGAAAGTGGTGCTGTTACCTGTGATAGGTCTGTGTAAATCTGGAATACTACAGACGAACCAGGCATAGCCTGTTGTACTGGGCGCTTGTCCGCTACGTCGCGGATGAGAGGCACAGCACGGAGAGCGAATTCAACATAACGATCATAGGCTGTTTGTACTAGAGAAGTACCAAGGGAACCAGATGATGTATCTGTATATGCGTTGCTCATGTGTCACCTTCTTTCTTTAGGGTTTTCGTGCGATGGATAGAATTAACTACCGACGGCGTTGGCTCAAATTTCCTGTTAACGCATTTAAATCGTCTACAGACTTTGCACCAGCGACTTTGGCCATAAGGTCTGCGTCGCGTGTAGGTGCTGCTGCGTTTTGAGTAGCGGCATTGATTCGTTGATACGATGCCTGATTTGCTGCCTTCTCTGGATCGGTAGGAGCAGATTCACCTGCGGGTGCAAGGCCGAATACATCGGCATTTTCTGCAAGCCATGAGTCAATCTGTTCTGGCGTACTGACGTCGCCTGGTATGAACTTGGCTACCTTGTCAGGTACGCCTTTCGTTGCCAATACTTCCTTTACGGAACGACTGCGAAGATCCGATTGGATCTGAGCAAGTTGTTCAGACAGTTCTTTCTTTTCACGCTCTGCTCTTTTCAAAGCCTTGCGTAGATTGGCAGGACCATCTGATTGAACTTCTTGTTCAATATCTAGATCGTCTTCTTCGTCTTCATATTGGTTTGCCATATGGCACTCCCTTTCGTTGTCGGATGCGTAAGCCTCAACTTCACCCAGGGGAAGGTTGGTTGGCTCTTACTACCAGTCTTAATACGCGTCATCTATGCTGGTCTTTAGTGACGGATTTTATTTATTGCAGTCCGCTTGTATCTCGTGGACCTAGGCTGCCAGTAACGGCACCTGCTGAACCGCTGAATGCTGCTGTTTCAGCAGTCTTAAGTAAATTAATTTGTTGCTGCGCTGCAGCGGCACCTGTGGTGTTAAAGGTTGCTGCCGTGAGTGCTTGACCGATGTTTGCTGGGCCAGTAATACCTGCCCCGTAACGACCAGCGATTGATTCAAGTGCTGGTTGTTGCGCTGCAATGGCCTGAAAGCCTTGTTGTGCCTGAGATTGTGTAACACCTTGTGCAGCCAATTGCATTTGAAGTGAATTGTTATTAAGCAATCCGCCACCTTGTACATTGCCGCCAGTATTACCAACTGTAATTGCCACACCAGCACGAGCCGCTTCTGCAGCAATCGTGGCTGCGTTATATTCCTGTTGAATAACAGGTGCAGATACTGTTGGGTCAAGAAGGTGTGAAAGAATTGATGATTGGCTAAGTCCATATTGGCTTTGCAATTGAGCAATAACCATTGGATCTTCATTTTGAATAGCAGATGTTGCTGTAGATACACGCTGTTGTACTTCTGCTGGAGAAACATCTTGTGCCATTAAATTGCCGAGATATGATGTTTGCATTAATGGGCTGCTTGCTGGAATACCAGCCATTGTCATTACTTGCTTATATGCAGTCTCATTGGCAATATATGTTGCAGGATCAATTGGGTTAAGACCAGCAGCAATACGAGCCTGATTGCCAGGAAAACGAGCCTGCCATGATGTAACAAGTTGATTTGCTGCTGTTAATTGTGAGCCTTGCAAGTTCAAAGCAGTAATTGCTGTGGTTGGATTTGGAGCATCTAAAATGCTGGTAATGGTTGTAGAGTCAAGACCATTTTGAGCAAGGGCTGTAATACCAGCACCGATGTCTGCAGATAAACCATAAGATTGAAGTAACGCTGTAGCCTGTGCTGCAGCATTTGCTTGATTAGTTTGTGTTGCAAGATTTTGAGCAGTAGTAACATTGCTTGCTGCTGATTGTGCTTGAAGCAATTGCGCTTGTACACCAGCAAGCGCTGTTTGATCTTGTGCTGCTTGAGCAGCAGCCTTTGCTTGAGCATCAGCAGCGGCTTGTTGTGCTGCTTGATTTTCTTTAGCAAGTGCTTGCGCTATATTAACTGAATTGGTTTGAATTTGCGCATTAACGGCAGCAAGTTGTTGTTCTACTTGCCTATCTGTAGTAGCCATTAGCCAAGTCCCATCTTCTGAATAATCGAATTAGCATTGCCAAGCAATGTTGATTGAGCATTTTTTGTATTAAGCCATTCAGGTTGAGAACGAACGGTATTGGCAAATGAAAGTGGATCAATAGCGGTTGTGCCATCACCCATCATGGCTTTTGATGCCATTGCACCATAACCTGTTGTAGCACCAAGTTGTACATCACTTGGTGATACTTCAAGAAGGTTTGCAATTGTATTAACATAAGGATCTGCAAGACTTGAAACGGTAGCACCAGCGGCAATTTGATTAGCAAATGGCTTGTAAATATTCATAGCATTTTGCTTTTGTTGTTCCATAAAAGTATTTACATCGTAGCCTTGTGTACCAGCGGCAACATTGGCTGCATATGAATTAAGCATTCCTTGATTGTAAAGTCCACTTTGTCCGTATTGCTGAGCAATACTAGCCAATGATTGAGCGGTATTAAATATTGTTCCGCCTGTAGTTGCACTTACCGCACCTGAATTAAGCATTGCTTTAGCCATATGCTGTTGAATTTCAGCATCTGTGGCGTTTGGATTTTGCATCATCCAAGTAGTAATGTCTGCTTTACCTGCCGTAACAGCGGCTTGGTCAAATTTAGTTGCATCTGCATTGTTAATATTTGCAGCATCAATTTGTGAACCAATTAGGCTTGAATCAAAATTAGCGCCTAATTCGTTTGCTAGTTGCTGAGCATGTGCTTGTTTTCTATTGTAAGCAATATTGTATCCAGAAGGATCTGAAAGGCGTTGTATTTCTGCAGTACCGATAGAACCAGGGTGTTGTTTTGCCCATGTAGTATTAAGAAATGCTGCGCCATATTGATCTTTGGTATAATTACTTTTAACTGCTTGTGTAACAAGTGTTGAAAGTTCTGGTACTGCAAGAACTAATGCTGCTTGTGCGCCATAGTTCTTGATAAAATCATTCTTAATGTCTGCATCAGATTGCAGTTTACCCTTGACATAATAATTATTAGTCTTTGGATCTAAACCAGTGTAAGCCTTGCCGTTGTAGGTAAATACACCTTTAACCATTTTAAAATCATTGGTTGGTGTTTTAGGTGTTGGTGGTGTACCACTATCAACAACTGGAGTTGTTATTGGATTGGTAGTAGTAGTTTGAATACCCGCATTAGGCGTGGCAGTAGTAATGGGAACTTGATTTGTTACTTCTGGTGATTTAGGTGCTAATGATTCACGAGCCGCAGCAACTTCTTTTTGCATTTCGGCAACACTTGGACCAGAGGTTGCAGCAGGTGCTGCATTGGCTGCAGTAGTTGGAGATAATTTGTCTTCAATTTGACTTGCTAATGCAAGAGATTTAATATTGGCTCTTGTTTCATGGCCAGATTGAATTTGATTTTTCCAGTAATCAACAGCAGCCTGTGCTTGCTCAATAGTTGTAATTTGATCAAAACTTGTTGTTGCAGGATCATAAATGGATTTTTTTGTAGTTGCCATTAAATGTTCTCCTGACCTTGCAACGCTTCTTGCATTGCTGAAAAGTAACTAGTTGCTAGTTTGTATGATTGCGCATCGGCGCTACCACCGATAAGGCTTTGAAGAAAACCTTGTGCATCTATACCACTGGATACTTGTCCACCTGTAATATCGGCACGCTTACCAGTAGTAGTATAAGTAGTTTGTTCATTAAATGTGCCAAAATTAGATTTTTCAGCCGCAAGCAATTCAGCACCATATGTTTGCAATTCTTGAGGAGTAGCATTACGACCAACCATTGATTGCATTGTTGCGTTTATCAAAGCCTCAACATCTTGTGGTGATGTTTGAGTTGTGCTTGTTGTATCTGTAAACGTTTTCATATTGGCGTAAAGATTTGAGCCGCCAGCCGCCGCTAAAAGCGCAGCAACTTCAGCAGAAGTTGGCGCAGCGGAACTACCACCAGGATTTGGAATTGCTGGTGTTGATGCATTGCCACCAGGATTTGGAATTGCTGGTGTTGTTGGAGTAGCCATTATACAGCCCTTCTAAATACGCTTGTTATTACGCTTTGCAAACGAGGATTTGATACAGCCAAATTATCCACATAGGTATACCAAACATCCATCAAGGTTGAGTAACCTGGAAGATGTTGGCCGTTGATTGTATTAGCCAATAAACCATTGTGATAATATTGATAATTTGCAAGCAAGTCTTTAATGCCATTGCCCTCAGGCGTATTCGGCAACAAACCTTTTTGGTTCATAGTCTGAAATTGGCTAATTACTTTTGCTGACTGAACAGGACGAGTTGGATCATTATAGTTTGCAAACCATACTGGATTACTTTGACCATAATTTGCCGTTATTTGTTTCCATGCTTGACCAATATTATATTCTGCTTGGCGATTGTTAGATTTACGAGCATCCGTCAAAACAGTTTGATAAGCAGCATAACTTGACGCAAGATCTTGCCAACCTTGCTTAACATAAAGCGAGGTAAGAAATTCTTGCGAAGTTACCTTTGATCTGAAATGATCAAGTAACAACTTGTTTTCAACAGCCAAAGCATCTGCACTATCTGCTACCTGCGGGATAAGATATGGCGAAGCAGATGAATATGCTGGATTATTAAGCAACTTTTGATTGCCATCAATCCAACTAATTGTTGAATCAGCCAAAGGAACATAAGCACCGCTTGAACCATTTTGGGTACGGGCTACTGTGTAAGCCAACGCACGATTAGGATTGCTAGGTGAACCTGTTTCTTGAAGAAACTTGTTTAAAGCACCAGCGGCTGTGTAGTTAGCACCCGTGCTTGGATCCTTGGTATTAAGCAAGTTTAGATACTCAGAGCGTAGCGTCTGCATATCTTTAGTGTAATAATCATTGCTTACCGTTGGAGACAATGGCAAGAAGAATGCAAACAAGCCTTTGATAAGCAAGTTTGATTTGGCGTTGTTTTCAATCTTAGCCAAAATCTGTGCTTGCTGAAACGCTGGCAAAGATGTGTAGTTTTCTGGCAAATCACCATGGTAATAAGCAGCGGCAATTGCAGACAACTTTGAGTTGTAAACTGTTGACTCACGATCATCCATGTTCATTGCGTTAAACAAATCACGCATGGTTGAAGATGGCATAAATGTGTCAATCCAATTATTTGACAAATAGCCGCCAGTTGTTGCGTTGGCTGCTTTGGTAGTCCAAGGAAACTTTTGCGAAATTTCACTTGCAGCAAAGTTGACAAATGGGCTTACGCCAGGTGTTTTAATTTCTGGCAAAACTGTCAATAGCGACGCCGTATTACCAGTAATAGATGTTGGCAAACCAGAGAACTGGGTCATGCCTAAAGAATTTAAACCACGAGAAAGGGCATTGCCAAATTCACCAAGCATTGGATAAACAATGTACTTTTGACCATTGGCATCAGTATGTACAAAACCAGGGTTGTTTAGACCCTGTTGTACAATCTGAAAATCACGAAACGCCTGTGGGTTTGTCATTAGCAAACGGCCAGTACGACGCATAGCCTGCTCTTGAGCAAAGTAAAATGGTAACAAGTTACGGTGCATAATCGCCCATTGGCTACGAATAGCAGGGCTGTGAATCGCTGGTATCATTTCCTTTGTAGCCTGTAGGGCTGACAAACGAACTGCCTCATCTGGGCTAAGCAATCCCA